AGCACGTAATTTTAACAATCAGGCGAGCGCGACGGCGCGCCGAATGCCGTGCAAGGGCTAAAGATGAGAAAAGCAGACAGCTGGTTCTTTGTGGTATGCGCAGTGATCGGCATGGGGCACTACCTTGCCACCGATAAAACTATCGTTGAAAGCTACGGATGGATCCCCGTACTTATCAGTTTGCTTGCTTATTTCATCTATTCTCTTTCGAATCGGATAGATGAGTTACAGCGTCGGATTGCCTTCCTTGAAGATAAGTCACTACAGGCAGACTACATCAGAAAGTTAGAAGACGGATAACAGGAATTAGTCCACCGAAACTAGAGCCACGATCCCATCCTCCATGCCGGCCACGAGCCGGCTTTTTTTCGTCCTGAAGCCGGGCCAGCGCGCGCGCACAGCTCGGGCATGGAACATCGTGACAAGAAATATTCTCGCGCGCACACAAAAATGCGGTTGACGCATCGTCATAAAATGCGTACTATGCATCTTATCGCAACCGAGCCCGCAGGCAAGAGCCCGAGGGCAAACGATAGGAGCAGACCATGAACCGCACTTTCAAGATCACGCACCGCGTCAACGCAGCCGAGCGCACGGTAGCCGTCGAGGCTCGTGACGCTGATGACGCGCAGGAGAAGTTCATCGACTACTGCGAAAGCGTTGGCATGGTGCACGGCACGATCCTGCGTATCCGCGCCGAGGCCTAATCATGGACCGCCTCTCACCCGAAGAAGCCCGCGAGCTTCAAATCCGCGACTTACTCGCCAAAGAGTTCGAGTACCGCAAGGCTCTGCTTGCAGCTGGCGACATGCAGACGGTTCGCGACGTCGGCGACTCCGTTACCGACTACCTCGCTTTCGCATACGACGACCTTCACGACCTCGTTCTCGGCAAGGTCACGTTCGAACAGATCCGCGACAAGGTGATGCAGAACGAGGCGGAGATCGTCGCGATTCAGCAGGTTGAGGCGATGGAGCAGCGCCGCAAGGAATCCGAGCAGCAGGCACGCATCGAACAGCGCGTGTGGGATCACTTCTACCTGTCGGGGCACGCATAACGGAATAGGAGCGCCGCGCCCCTTCAACGCGCGGCTTGCCCTGCACTCGGGTCAGCAAGTTGAGGGAGTGGGATCTCAAATGCCCTGGCAGCCTGGAACAGACAGGCACTCCCGATAAGCGCCTTCCACGAGGGAATTTATCGGGACTGGATGACGGTTGAGGGTACTCAAGACGGTCCCCGTAAATGTCTAGCTGAACCCCAGGATGGCCACCTACCGCCTGACGGCCGAGAACAGAACGGCACCCAAACAACAACCGCCGGTGGCGCCGGCCAGATGAGGAGCAGCAGGATGGAAACGACGAGGTACACGGTCGACAAGACGAGCTGGGAACGCGGCCCCTGGGACGACGAGCCCGATCTCGAGAACCTGACGACGGCGGAAGGTTTCGACGCGCTGGTGTTCCGCGCGTCGTGGAGCGGCAACTTCTGCGGCTACGTCGGCGTCCCACCCGGCCATCCATGGTACGGCAAGGAATACGGCGCATCGGTCAAGATAACCGAAAAGCAGGCGACTGAGCCCGTAGACATCGACCGCGTGAGCGTCATCAGCCTGTTGGCGATGTCCATGTACGACAGCGAGTCGGACGACTTGGCAAGCATCGACTGCATCATCCGCGTCCATGGCGGTTTGACGTACTCGGGCTTCGGCCGCGAGCGCTTCGGCGAAAAGCCTGACCACTGGTATTTCGGCTTTGACTGCGCGCACGCTGGTGACCTCTCGCCTGCCTATGCAAGCAAGTACGGGCTCGGGTACGACGATCAGTACCGCGACGTCGATTACGTGCGGCGCGAGATCGCTGACTTGTCGAGGCAACTCGCCGAGGTGGCGAAATGATCGCCGCCCGCATCGCGCGCCGCAGCCTGATGGACCGCCTGCTGCTGGACGGCATGGCGTGGACGGATAGGCACTCGGGCCTGATGTTCGCCGGGCTGGGCGTGACGATCGTGCTGGCCGGCGTGATGGAGGCACTTTTCCCATGATCCGCGACTTCGCCCGAGCCCTCGTGTTCCTGATCGTCTTCCTGTTCATCGTGGCGGAAGTGCAGGAGCTGGACGAGATGAACCAACCCGCAGCCATGTGGAGACCAGGATGAACACCAGAGATGCAGCCGATGCGCTGCAGCAGTACGAAGAGACGGCGCGGCGCCGAACCCTGTGGCCTCCGATGCCGGTTAATCCAGTAGACGGCGAACCCTGGCGCCCGGTGATGACCGAGCAGGAGCGCCGAGAACATGAGCAGTACGTACGAGAGAACAACCTTCCGTTTTAACCACTGGAGATTGACATGAAATTCACGAAAGCCACACGTCAGAAAGCACGGCTACGGCTCGCACTGACGGGGCCGAGCGGCTCGGGCAAGACCTGGGGCGCGCTGCTCCTCGCGCAGGGCCTGGGCGGCAAGATTGCCGTCGTCGACACCGAGCGCGAGAGCGCATCGTTGTATTCGCACCTGACCGACTTCGACACGCTGAACCTGGCCGCGCCGTTCACGCCGGAACGCTACATCGAGGCGATCAAGGCGGCAGAGGAAGCGGGCTACGACACGCTGATCATCGACAGCATCACGCACGAGTGGAGCGGCACTGGTGGTTGCATCGACGAGGTCGACCGAATCGCACGGGCCAAGTACAAGGGCAACTCGTGGAGCGCTTGGAACGACGTCACGCCGCGCCACCGCGCCTTGCTCGACGCGATCCTGCACAGCCCGATGCACGTCATCGTCACCCTGCGCAGCAAGACCGAGACCGCGCAGACCGAGGAAAACGGCCGTAAGAAGGTCGTAAAGCTAGGCATGAAGGCCGAGCAGCGCGACGGCTTCGAATACGAAATGACGGTTGTGCTGGACCTAATCCACGATGGGAACTTCGCCACTGCGACGAAGGACCGTACGGGCCTGTTCGCAAATGCGAGCCCGGCGCCCATCACCGTCGACACTGGCGCGCAACTCAAGGCATGGCTGGAGACGGGTGTCGAGGCGCCGACCGTTGTATCCGTCGATGAGTGGTGCAAGCGCATGGACGCGGCCAAGACGCTCAAGGAGCTGAACGCCACCGCGCGCGATGCATGGGAAGCCACTGGCGACCAGCGCATCATCGAATGCCACGAGGCCATCAAGGCCGAGCGACTGGCAGCACATAACCGACAACTCGCGGAGCAAGCATGATCGACCTGAACGCCATCGACCCGGCCGAAGTTGTCGCCAAGGGGCAGTACTCCATCGTCCGCGCGGCGCATGAAGACGCGAAAAAGCGCCTCGCCGGCCTGTGCAGCCAGTTCAGCCCGATCGCACCGCAGATCCTGCGGCTGGCCCAGCCTGACGACGATAACGTGCCGGACGCTGTCGCAATCGCCGCACTGATCAAACAGGGTCGCGCGCTGCTGAACAAGATCGAGGCGCAAATCGCCGAGGTAGAAAGCCTTGCTACTCAGCGGGCGATGCTGAAACAGGCTGCGTGGGGGGGGTAGCGATGGCAGGCAAGCGCGTCTTTCGCATCACCGCCACGAACCGCCGGCATGTGGCCGAGCAGGTCGCGAATCTGCCCGAGGGCCACGTGATCAAGGCTGGCCCTCCGACGAGGAGCTTGGAACAGAACGCGATGCTGCACGCGATGTTCGGTGAGTTGGAAAAGAAGGCGCTGCATTACGGCCAGCGCCGGACTGCGATGCAGTGGAAGACGCTCATGATCAGCGCGCATGCCATCGCTACCGGCTTGGGCGTCAAAATGGTTCCGGGCTTAGAAGGCGAGTTCGTGAACATCCGCGAATCGTCGGCAAACATGACCGTAGCGCGGATGACGAGCCTGATCGAATACATCAATGCATGGGCCGCACAGAACGGCGTGCAGTTCAACCAAAACTGAGGGACACATGAGCAACCGAGAATTCACCGCGACGCGCACGATGCTCGCAAACGCAATGGCAATAGCAGGCGCCGAACTGCTGGAATACATGGGGACCGCCGGCGCACTGGCTGCAATCCCGAACACCGACAAGTACGTCGCCGCCGGGACGCTGCAGGGCATCCTGTCGATGGCAGGGAAGGTGATGGGCGAATCCGCGCCAGCAGCACAGTCCGAACTGTCATTGCGCGCTGCCATCGAAAGGGCTTTGAAGGGCACGCTCATTGAGGACGGCACCATTGCTGCATTCAACAGCGTTGTAGATGACATCGAACGGGAAGTTCTAGCCATCGCGCCAGCAGTACCGGCACCATCCCAGGTGCCGGCCAAGCCCCAAGTAGGCTGCGAATGGGACGACGGTCTCCTGCGTGTGCATGGCGAGTCGACCACGTGCGAAGTGTGCGCACCAGCTCGTCTTAGTGGCGAGCAGATAAAGGTCGCGCTGGAGAAAGCGGGCGTTCCGTTCGACGCACCCTACGTGTATGCGGCCGTTCGTACGATCGAGCGCGAACTTCGCGCCGGTAGCCGCTGCGCGCAGCCCGAGCTGGACCAGCTGCACAACGCGATCATGAACCTGCCTTGCAGGCGCACGATGTCACACTTCGCGAGCAAAGATGAAATGCTTGCCTACAAAGTGGGCCACCGCGACGCGCGCCACGCAGCGGCAGAACTGGTCAACGGCGTCGAACTCCGCGCCGGTAGCTCCGATGTTCGAGACCAGGCGCATTGGCGCCCGATCCAAAGCGTACCGACGGATGGATCGGAAGTGCTGCTCTACCTGCCGGCGCCGTACAACCGAGTGGTGAAGGCGCGATGGTTCGACGTCTGGGAAAACTGGATCGAGGGCGAATTCCCTGATCCTCATGACGAATACTGCGGAATCGGCTCGCGCCTGCCAACGCACTGGATGCCGTTGCCGACACTTCCGGCCGCAGCCCCGGCCGCCAGCAAGGAAGGAGACGCCGAATGAGCTACACCACCATCAAATCCGTTTGGCCCGGCGAGCGCGCCGACGACATCGAAGAACTGCGTAACTCGCATGGCAGCGCACCGGTAATCTGGGGCGACATGGGGCAGCGATACCTTGGATGCGGCCGGTTTGAAGTCATGTGGGGATCGAACGCTGACAACCTCTGGCCACTCTGGAAGCGCAAAGACATCCCGCTACACCACCGTGCGGTTCTGGCGCTGACCTACGACAACGTGCTGCTGATGAAGGCCGACTATGCGCGCGCTGCTGCCGACATTCGCGCCTATATGAAGGACTTCCCGCCGCAATCGGGCTACGTCAATCACTGGAGCCGCATCGCGGAAATTCTGGAGTCTTCCCCGGACTGCCCGGCCATAGGCTTCCACTGGACATCAGTGTGCGAAGACCCGTTTCAAGGCGACTACAACGAAGACCGCGAGGACTACGACCAGCCCGATTGGTCGAAGTACTGGGACATGTATGCGTATCTCGACAAGGCCGAGTCCGCCAGCAATGAGAACGGCCAACGTGGGAGCGAAGCGTAATGGCTGAGCAAATCAACTACCACGAGCAGCAAGAGGGTTGGACGCACGAATACACGCCAGACGGCCAGTGCATTTGCTTCTGTCGCCCGCAAGAGTTGGGCGGAGGCTATGTGACCGTGGATTTCGCACGGCGGATCTTCTCCTGCGGTTATGGAAGGCCCATCAAACACGTTGGTTCGAAGACGTACGCCGGCCGCGGCTGGAAGAACCAGATCATCCGCGATGCTATCGATCATCTCGAAAAGGTAATGAAATCATGACTACCACCCACACCGCGGCTCACCCTGCACCGGCAGGAATAGACGTTGACAACGCAGCATTGGACAAGCTGGAAGCACTGGCGCGCGCGGCAACGCCGGGCGAATGGAAGCGCGAAGATCGCACCGTGTACGTGCTCGAGCCTGACGGATGGCGAAAGGGCGTCGAGCAATTCCGCAATCGCTTCTCGTGCTCGGTAAGCCGCGACGGCTCGTCGATCCCGCAGGATGAGCTGCAGGCAAACGCCGAGTTCATCGCGGCCGCCAACCCGGCCACCATCCTCGCCCTGATCGCCCTCGCTCGCAAGGCTGCAGCAGATGCACCGGCAGCGGACGAGCGGGCGCTGTTCGAGGCGTGGGCATCGGAGCGCTGGGAGCCACAGGAAATCGGCATGCGCCACCGTGACACGTACATCCCTGTGTCACTGAACGCAGCGTGGAACGCGTGGCAGGCTCGTGCCGCCCACCCTATCGGACAGGTATCGCCCGCTATCGGACAAGCTGCCGCTACTCTCAAAAGCTACTGGACGGGCGGCTGGTGGACAGGCGTCAGCAACGACGACCTGAGAAGGATCGAAGAGGCATTTGCAACTCTCGCCGCCCCTATCTCCGCTATCTCGCCTTCCGGCTGGAAACTGGTCCCGCTCGTGTGCACACCCGAGATGCGCGCGGCATGGGATCGTTCGCCGTCCAGCGAAGATGACGACGTCGATTTCCACGGCGCGTACCGCGCAATGCTCGATGCCGCCCCTGCCGCTATCTCGCCTTCCGACGAGAAGGGGAAAGCTGACGATGCTAATTCACTGCGATCAGGTCTTTCGGAAATTATTGCAGCAGCGATCAAGGATGAGTCAATGTCGCTTCATTCTCAGACGTGGCTGGCAATTATGGCCGTGCAAAGCCGCCTCAACTTCCAATCCCCTGCCACCGGCCGGGCAGCCGCGAAGGATGCGGGGATTCCAACAAGCCGCGCATCGAGAACCTTCGATTACGTGAACAAAGCTGTCGCGGAAGAATTCACAGCCACCGACCGCGCGGCAATGGCGGCGAGCCGCACTGGTGGCTCGGGAGATCATCATGCCTAAGCGCCTGAGTTCATGGTTCTCTGGCCACACCAAACCAACCATTCCGGGTGTGTATGAGCGTAGGTGGCCCAACGTTCCTAGCCATGAAAGGTTTTCATACTGGGACGGACGAAGCTGGCGTGTTGGTGGATACAGCCCTGACAACGCGATGGCGTGGAGAGCATTTCACAGTGGCAGGCAAGTGGCCGAATGGCGAGGGCTTGCAAAGCCGTCGAGACGTAGACGCAGTGCCCAAGAGGCGGCAGAACAGAATGGAGGCGAGGCATGAAGCGTTCAAAATGGAAAGTGCCGATGTCGAAGGCCAAGCCGAAGGAAGGGCATGCGCACTTCGTCCTTGCCTACAAAACCGCAGGCGGCGCGCGCATGGAGTTCGACGGCCAGTTGCCTGTCCACGCGGCGCAGATGCTAATGGCGCACGCGCTTGACGCGCGCCGGATTAACGAGACGCCTACCGATGGCGCGCTTTGATGAAAGGACACCCCATGGTCGCTGAACAAAACATCGATGCCGAGCGCGCGACGCCGGAACTGAAGCCGTGCCCGTTCTGCGGAAGTGCGGACATTGCGCATCACACCTTCGCCGAAGACGAATTGCGAGACTTCGTAATGTGCAACGGTTGCGGCGTATATGCGCAGCGCGGCGACTGTGAGGCCGAACCTGTAGAAGTATGGAACCGCCGCTCTGCCGCTATTGGAGAGGGCGGACTGCCGGAGCTGCCGACTTTGGATCCGAGCGTTGAATACTGCGCAGCCGAGATGTACGAATACGCGGTCAACTACGCCCGCGACGCCATCGCAGCTGATCGCCGGGGTAGCCAGGATTTAAATGCACTGCTGCTCGACGAATACCGCCGTGACCGCGATGCCGCGCGTGCTCGTGCCGCTGAACTAGAACTCAATCTCAGCGAGCCGGCGCCACAGGCTGAGCAGGTCGTGAAGACGTGGCAGGAGCGCATGTACACACCGAACGCGGACGGGATGCTGCCTGAGGATGAAACAGAAGCGATGCAAGAGGAAATCGCAGACCTCCGGGCCCAGCTTTCGCGGACGGCCCAGCAAAAGCCTGTTGCGTGGCTTGAGGCAGAGCCGAGCGCACGCGGCCGGCCAGCGCACGAGGTGATCTTGGGAATGATTTACAGCTCGCGCATCCACACCAAGTGCGCGCCGATGACGTCGAATCCAGTGTGGCCGCTCTACGCCGCACCGCCGCTGTCCAGCGAACAGCAGGCAACGCAGAAACCGTGCAGGCAAGAGATGATCGCCGCCGGTGCGAAGGCATTGCCGCGCACGTGTCCGCGTCATGGCCTGTCTGGGTGCCCGAGCATCGTCGAACAGCAGGCAGAGAAAGGAGAGAAGTGATGAAAGAAGATTCGAAGAATATGCGCGTTGAATTGCCAAACAACGCGTTTCTGATCATGGAATGGCCGGAAACGATCTCGACCGAAGACCTGGAAGTCGTTGAGCAAATACTCAGCATTCAGCTGCGCTCCGTCCAGCGCGCCATCGAACGTAGGAAGGCCGAGGAGCAACGCAAACGAGACGAGGCAGAGCAACAGGCAATCAAGATGGCAGAACAGGCTGAAAGCGAGGGCGGCCACAATGACTGATCCGAGCAAACCAATGTCGGATGAACTGAAACCACAGGCGACAGTCGATACGCCGGAGTTCCGGACACTTCTGATCGCCTATACAGATGCAGACGGCCCCAATGGGACTTTTGAAGAGTGGGAAATTGCCCTCGCCGCCCTCATCGCCCACATCGACGCTTGGGGCTCTCGACTGGCTGCTGATGCGGCCAAGGATGCCGAACGCTATAGATGGATTCGGGATAAAGCGCGCAGCGAGTGGGATAACCGCCTGTTTGTCACGGACGATGGCCATAAGGATTATTACTCTCCTAATGGACTTTTTGAGAATGAATTAGATGCTGCTGTCGATGAAGCTATCGCTGCCGCAAAGAAGGAAACGACATGTGGCTCATGACAATGATGCGCCTGATGTGGGGCATCTGGACCGTGCCGCAGTGCACGCGGTGCGGCGGGGGTCATCCGCTGAGCCAGTGCCGCTGGCCAGTGATCATCAAGGGCGCTCAAGGCTGCCATGGAGCATGCAATCAAGGTCGGAGCAAATGCACGTGCAGGTAGATGAATAGGGGATGAGCATGTCAAGCACGTTTCTGAACCGAGACGAACTGAAGGATCTCACCGGACGAAGCTATGTCCGCCTGCAAATCGCCGCATTGGCAAAGATGGGAATCCCTTTCTTTGTCAACGATGTCGGGCGTCCGGTTGTCGCACGCTCTGCAGTTGAGGGGCATGTATCGGCTGCGCCGACGCCTAAGAAAAGGTGGGTTTCGAACGCATTGAAAACTGGGTAACACGATGGGGCGAAGGCCGACCAAGAACTTAAATTTGCCATCTGGCATGCGTGCGCGCGTGCGTAAATATGGCACCTACTACTACTTCGACGCCGGGCGCCAAGCTGACGGCACAAGAAAGGAGGTGCCTCTTGGCAGCGATTACGTTGCGGCCGTGCGGAAGTGGGCTGAGCTAACCGCGAGTGATGTACCGGCGACGGCAGCAATCACTTTCCGCAAAGTTGCGGAGCGGTACATCAAGGATGTACTACCAACTAAGAGCCCTACCACGCAGGCAGACAACTTACGCGAGCTACGGAAGCTATACGAGTTTTTTGATGACCCGCCGGTGCCGCTGGAAGAGATCGAGCCGGGCGATATCCGTCGCTATCTAGACTGGCGCGGGAAGACTGCAAAGGTGCGTGCTAACCGGGAAAAGGCGTTGTTCTCCCATATCTGGAACTACGCGCGCGACAAGAGCATCACGAGCAAAGCGAACCCATGCGCAGGCATCAAGGGATTCCGGGAAGCGGGTCGAGATGTCTACATCGAGGATGATGTCTATCGGATCGTGCACGATGCCGCCGAGCAGCCGTTGAAGGATGCACTAGATCTGGCTTACCTGATTGGACAGCGGCCGGCAGACGTGCTGAAGCTCACGCGCGCAGACATCAAGGAAGGGGCTCTCTGGGTTCAGCAAAACAAGACGGGCGCGAAGCTACGCGTGGCGATCGATGGCGAATTGGCAGAGCTGATCAAAAGCATGGAAGGGAGAAAGGTTGCCGGCCTCACTTTAATTTGCATGGGCGATGGCACTCCGATGACGAAATACATGATGCGGCACGCTATGGACAGGGCGCGCGCGGCAGCAGTGAAAGCGAATCCAGCCCTCGCTGAACGGATCAAGGAGTTCCAATTCCGCGACCTGCGTGCAAAAGCAGCAACCGACAAAGACGAAGCCGAGGGAAATGCAGCAGCCCAAGAGTTGCTTGGGCACACGACGCCGACCATGACGCGGCAGTATGTGCGCCATCGAAAAGGCAAGCTGGTCAAGCCGACGAAATAGCCATTTTGCGGAACTACTTCGTTTTTGCGGAACTACTGCCCAACCATACTCATCCGCTGAAAGCCGCATGGATACTGGTGCCCGGAGCCGGGATCGAACCGGCACGCCATCGCTGGCACGGGATTTTAAGTCCGAAGCCTAAATTCTAATAATCAAACACTTAGGATCGTTTTGCGTTCCGCAAATGCACTGCTGAGAACGCTTTTCTTCCCTATGAAGAAATTTTAGATATAGGCTTTTGCGGAACTACTTCGCATTCACTGCTCGGCACTCTTCGAAGCGCTCGACCACACGCTCGTATCGTGACACGAGGCCTGCAATTGCTGCGCCGTAGCCGAGAACGTCTGCAGCAGCCTCCGGCACAAGGTCCGGTCCGCCTGAGTCAACTGCAAGTCCGGCGGCAGCGGGTCGATCGTCGGGCGCGGCGGTGGACTGTATGGGACTTGCGGGGCAGCGCAGCCGGTCAGTGCCAGCACGCACGCGGCGCTGAGCATCAGCGAGAGCTTGGGCATGTTCGATTTCCTTTTGTTTGGCATCGGCGTCCTGGGCGGCCAGCTTGGCGCGCAGGTCGGATTCGGTTTTGAGTGCAGCCGCGGCGTCACGGTCGTGCTGTGCTTTGCCGGCGGCGATGGCAGCGGCGTAGCCTTCCTTGTAGTGCTCAGCGCCGTAGTGATGCACGCCGAACCACGCCGCCACAGATAACGCGCCGGCGATAACGAAAGCTGTCAGAAGACGGTCTAGCATGTCAATGCCGATCATGCTTTTACCTCGGCAGGCATGAACAGCGTGGCTTCGGCGGCGCGGCGGCGCACGAGACCATCAAGCACCTTGCCGCCGCTGTAGACCCAGCGCGAGAACTGTGCCGCCGCGCCGTGATAGTCACGCTTGTTCAGCAGGATCAACAACGTCGACTCGGCCAGTCGGCGCACTCCCAGGTTGAACACGAACGATGTGAGGGCGTCGAACTGATCTTGTGTGAGAGGGACTTTGACAAGTGACGCGACTGCCGCACCGGCATCGTCAATATCTTGTGTCAGCCACAGGTCGGCTTGCTCTTGCGAGCAGTGGTCGCCCATCTTGACGCCATGCGTGTGACCGATGCCGATGGTCGGGACGCCGGCCGAGTCGAGGTATGCCTGCAGGCGGCAACCTTCGAACTGCCGCACAAGGGCACGACAGGCGCCGGAAGGCTTCATGTCGGCCGGGTTCATTGTGCCACCTTCGCTGCTTTTACGGCCGCTTGGGCCCCGTGCACGATGTTGTAGACGACGAGAACCAGTCCCACCGCGCGGAACACGTTTGCCGGCAGGTATGGCGCAAGATCGGGCAGATGATCATGGATGCCATCGATGATCGAGTCGGCGAACGGGTAGAGGGCCAGCAACGTGGCGTTCAGCCATACGTTAAACGATCGGATCGAGGCGCGAATATGGTCAAGGAGTTTCATCGTTTTCCTTCTTCGATTGGGCTCGTTCACGGAGGGCCATTTCGAGCCGGATTACCTGGATGCCCAGGACGACGACGCCAGTCATCAGACCGATGATCATCGAGCCGCGAGAGAGCCAGCCATCGATTAGGCCGAGTTGGCTTGCTGCGCCGATTCCGGTCGTACTTGCCGCGACAAGGGTTGCGATTTTTGGATTGCTCGCCGCGGCTTCAATCGCGGACCGAACGTTTTCTGGTTCGTGCATGGTTCTTTCTTTCAAGGATGGTGGCTGCCGCCGAGATGATCAGGATGGCAAACCAGATCGAGCCCAAGAGGATCAGCATGGCGGTCGGGAATGATCAGTCGAAGTAATTGCGCATATGTCAGTCCTGCCATATACAGGTTGTAGAAGACAGGCGAGACGTATGCCATGTACAGCAGCCAGCCGGCGAAATTCCCGACAATAGACGCCAGCAGAAGCTTTTGAGAGTCCACGCACAACCGTCCTCGAAGGACGGCCGGCGCAGCGAACAGCATGAGAAGATCGACGAGCGCGCCACTGCCGTGATACAGCAGCATGTCCACTGGTGTATTCGGAAGACTGCGAGTTGCCCATCCATGGCCGTAGACCGCCAGCAGCATCAAGGAGGCAGCCACAATGCGCGCGCGCCACGAGTTCATTTCACTTGGTCTTTTTATTAGGCGTCGACTTCTTCGGCACAGTTTTTTCTGTAGGCGGCCGTTGTTTGCCGTCGCCGCCGGTTGCCATGGTCAGTCGTTTCATGTGTTTCCTTTCTCTGGTGGGGGGGGATTAATTAGAGAGACACGAGGCGCATAAACCATACGTTCGCTGCGTTATTTACTGCGGCAGGTACTGCAGCCGATAAGGTGATCGTCAGCGTCCCTGTGACATATCCGGCGGCAATGGTGGTAACGAACACGTTACCGTTACTAAGCTGAACAAACACTCTATCGCCAGCGACAGGCTGGCTCCCGAAGACGCCAACTGAGTTCACGACGATAGATGTGGCGCCTGACACGGCCGATGAAGTAGTAGTAGCTCCGAGCGAATAGGTTGATTTATATTGGCCGCCGAATGCCTGCCTGATGTTTTGCGCAACTCCAAGGTTCCAATCGTCGCCGTACAATCCAGTGATTCGTCCATCAGACCATGACAGCGACAGTTCTGGCAGGATGTATGCCTTGCCGCCGAAAGCCGCCACGTCGTACCACAATGAGCCGTTTGCCGAGCGAACGCGAATGCCGGCGCCTTGGCCATCTTGCAGGATCATCAGGCCCATGTCGGTAAGGTTTTCCGACTGTCCGGCGAAACGAACGTCGTCGATGATGAAGGTTCCTGTGAACTGCGCGTAACCAAAGATGACGTCGGTGCGAATCGCGGCGTTCTGCAATCGGACCATATCGAAGGTCGTTGAAACGTCTGCCGATACCATCGTGCTGTCGTAGATGGTCGAGTGACTAAGCGCACATGATGCCAGTTGGGGGGCGGTTCCACTCAGCTTCAGTGAACAGTCATGCATCCGCGCGACGAATTTCGGGTTCTGAACCTGAGTGAAGGCTGAATCACCGCTGGAGAAGAAGCGGCAGCTGTAGAACGAGAAGTTGCGGATTGTGACGTTCACCAGACTTTTTAGCTGGAAGGCCTGAGTGCCAATCTGGCAGTCGTCAAATTCCACACTATCAGCGACGATCGCGTAATTATCTGCCACCACAGTTGTCGAGAACACCGACCTCGTATAATTCTCCCATCGGCAGCGGGCAAACGAGAAGCTTGTAAAGTGTGCGACTGAAGGTCTACCACTCAATCCATCGTAAGTAGCGCCACCGGAACCGTACCAAATACTATGCAGAGTATTCCCGCTGAAATATGCAGCCGATGGATTTTTGTTAGTGCCGTCAAAGTAACAATCTACGGCGCAGATTCGGCCATTGGAACCTTGGAAGAAGGTATTGCGGCCGGTATCTGAAATAGGAGTAAAGTCATTGTCGAAATTGCCCCGGGCCATGCGGCAGCGAACCAGTTCGATATCGGCATCGTCGCCGTACACAAAACCAGTTTTGGCAACGTCGTACGTGATGCCGAAAGTGCAATCGATGAACTTCGCGCGGGCCTTCACGAACAGGAATTGATCGAGGCCATTACCGCTAAAGTCGATCCGATCGCAGATGACACTCGGGATATTCGTAGCAAAGTCGGGTTGATTCCACCGCCAGACGGACATGAAGTAGCCTTGGCTATTGGTAACAGCACCGCCGACAAAGCGCAGATTCTTCGATGCGTTCTGCGCGACTAGCGTAGTCCACGAAAATGTACCAATGTAGGTATTAGCAGCAATCGGAACGGTGCCTGTCAGGTTAGAAGCCAATGTCACCGTGTTGCCGTTGATTGCAGTGATCGCGGTAGGTGTCGCGAGCGGGAAGTTAGAAATATTGTCCCCGTACGAGCACCAAATCTGATCGCCCACAACGAACTGGCTGGCATCCACAAATACAAGCTGGTTTTGTCCAACTGATGCCTGCACGGCGAGTTGGCCGACATGCAAAGGACCGCGAATTTCGCCACCGCCAAGATCGATCGTTATGTCGTCGGCATTGAAAATCAACTGGACGATCTTTAGGAGTGCTCCATGCATGTAAAGCGTCTGCGATGGCATCGTGAAGTTGATGGTCGTCGCTTTGTACACTTTCTTCGTAAGATGTACATCCTTGCCAGTAGCGAGTGCGGCATTGAAAGCTGCAGTATCATCGATGATGCCATCGCCTACAGCGCCAAAGTCCTCAACACTGACACTCTCGCGCAGCTTGTCTTGAGCCGTGCGAGACACCGCACCGGCGCCGCTTTGGATAAAGCCTACTTGAGACGATCCAGACGGGCCGGAAAGCGAAATTTGTAAATTTGATGTGGTATCAGCAGTAAGTTGATCCCAAATAAGATTACCGTGGACGTCATACACAACCTGGCGGTATTGGCCATTCCCATAGATGATCGCCTGTCCGTTTGCATCAAGGATCACAGGATTCGTATTCAGGACAGTTTGTCCTGAGTCCTGCCACGTGTTCTTGAGCGTAGACGTATTTGGGATATAGAAATAAACTTGTCCACCAGCGAGCGGCCGCCCGTTGGAGTCCAAGAATTGCTGCTTCGCATTCGGCAGAAGAGTCGCGGTCATGTCGTGCCCTAAGCAAGAAAAAGGAAGTACCTTTGCCTCTTGCCTAGGGAGACCGCTTAACGACAGAACGACGAATAGAGGATCGTCTTACCTATGAAAACCGAACAACTTATTCAATCAATCGGGACGGCTGTTTGCACATCCATCATCTACGAACTACGGTGCCTATCGGCTGCCCGAAAGAAGCGCCGGGAGAGTCCCGGGTACGACTACCGGACTGAGCTTGGATATCGCATTGCCTACCGGCTGGGCAAGCTGTGGGCGCGCTGTAAGCAGCTTCGCCGCCGCGCGCTGGCCTAGCTGGGTGTATGGTAGCGATCCAGCGCCGATGCCGCCAAGTGTCATCAATGTGGCTGTGGGCTGTGTCGCCATACCGGCAGCCACGGAACCAGGTGCCAAGAGAGACATGAGCCCACGACCCGCAGTCCCACTATCCGGGTATTTCGATCCGAGTACGCGTTGGCCGGCCCCCGACAGGTCCTGCATCAATGCGTTGCCTGTGGCTGTCGCACCTTTCCCGACCGATTTATCGGCGCTGCGCACGGCGTTTTGCAACTGGCCGGCCGTGAACACACCTTCGTTGTTCATCGCGCCCTGTGATGCTCCGGCGGCCCTAATGCGCACAAAGTTTGCCCATGCCTGATTGGCACTCGCTAGCTTCTGCGCTAACTCGGGCGAGTTCATCCGCATTAGGTTCCCGTCGACTGCGTCTTTCAGGGCATTCACTGCGGCCCCCAACTGACGGTTATCGAACGAAGGATCGCCGAGATAGCCTTTTGCAGCCTTCGCAAGTTCGCTTTGCGCGCCCTTAAGGGCGATGCCATCCATGTTCTGCTGTGGCCCGAGCTTGTCGAAGATCTGTGTTTTCAGGATGTTGAGGAAGGTCTTTTGCTGCGATGCTGGAAGCCCTTGCGCCATCGAACTAAGGTTCATCACATCCGCGTGGAACTGCGGATCGATCTTGAATTGCATCTTGGGCAGCACGTCGTTGTAAGCGGCACTGATTTTGTTCGCGACTTGTTCGATGCCTTCCTGACCCACCTTGCCCGTAAACTTTTCGCCGATCGGCGCCAAGGCCTCGTTGTAGGCCGCTGCATTGAACTGCTGAACTGCGCGCTGCTGTGCGTTCTTGATCATGTCGCCGAGGTAGGGGACGCTCGACAGCTTCTCTTCCGTGCGCGCGAAGCCGCCACCCAGGATCTGGCCCGGCGTAGGCGTTACGCCGCGATCCATCAGCGCTTTGACGTCCGGCGCCACTTGCGGTGAAATCAAGCGGCTCAGGCCACGCAACACAGGAGACGCCACACCGCCGGCAAGTGCCCCGAGACCGACCTGCTGGGCCTTGTCACCCCAGAAGTCGTTGCCGCTCTCGACTGGAGTAGCGGCACCCGTAGCGGCTCCAGTGAGCGCGCCAACCCCCGCAGCGCCGCGGTAGGTGTTCGCAATAGGGGCAGCCATCGTCAACGGGAGCGTTGCGGCGACGGCGCCCCCTACGTTGCCAAGTGCTCCAGCGATTGGGTGCGCTTTTTCGTATGGAGCGGCTTGCGCGTTCAAGTTGGCGATGCCCTTATTCGCGTCTGAGACCATCGCCGCACCGGCTTTCTGCATAAACGTGTCCGGATGCTCGCCGAACAAAAGACCACCTAACGTCGACGCGATGCCAAGTGGCCCGGCCATAGCTGCGGTGTCTTTCAGTGACTGCAGACCATGCCCCATAAGTTGCTCGATACCTTGCATGGTCGAACCGAACCCTTTACCAAGCGTAGCCCCCAGCGTAGCCAGAACGCCCGGCTTGGACTGCTGCGGTGCGACTAACTTAGGTGCCGCGGCTTGAGGTTTCGTGACCGGTTGGCCCTGCGTGAAAGCCGCAAATATCTGGTCGTCCGATGGACCGCTTTGCGGCTGCTGCGGCTGTGCTTTGCTGCCGCTGAATGCCGCGAAGATCGCGTCGTCGCTTTGGCCACCCTGCGGCTGGCTGACCGGGATACCCGGGAGAGTTTGCGGCATAGATTGCCCCATGTTGGATAGAACCTTCTGCGGATAGGCTTGCGTCAGCTGGCCCCAGTTTTTCTGGTCTGTGCCGCCGTGGTACGCGCGCAAGGCATCCTGCACGTTGCCGTAGCGCGTCAGGTTCTCATTCAGCAGCGCGGCGATAGCCGGGATGGCCTGTCTTGGGTCAGTCGGGTCAGAGACGCCCAGCGACTTCGCCGTCGCCGGCATCAGCTGACCTAGGCCTACAGCCCCCTTGCTAGAGACTGCCTTCGGGTTGCCGCTCGATTCGGTCTGAATGACGGCTCGAATCAGGCCAGGGTCGACGTTGTGCTGTCGGGCTGCAGATTCGATGATGTCGTCGTAGTTCGCCATTACTGCCCCGGCATCTGGATCAGACCAGCGCGTACGAGGTTGCCCAGGTCACTCTTGAACTTGGCAAGCTGCGCGGGCGACTGTCGTTTGATGAAGGTCTGCTGTTGTTGCGGGCTCATCGAGGTGAACACGAAAGCGTCCGGATTGACGGCTTTGTTCCATTGCGACTGCCACTGGTTGAACTTGTCGGTCGTGAGGCCGGAGTTCTGGAATGCGTAGTCCTGGGCTGCGCGCATCTTTTCGGCGGCCATAGTCTTCGTGAGGATGTCCTCATTCGCAAGGTTGGAGATACCCGGGTTGGCATTCCCCGTGATCGCCGCATTCAGGCGCGCATCGGTGCCAGACCCGAGTGAACCAGATACCGACGATGCATAGTTCGTGAGGATCTTCTTGAACTCATCGTACCGTTGGACGTCACCAGTCCACCCGATTTTCTTGGCTAGACCTGGAGCCATCGAGTTGAAGAACGATTTCGCGGTATTGCGCCAGTCGGAGCTAGGGCCGGTATCAAGCGGATTCTTAATCGGATTGCCATCCTTATCGACCCCGTACTGAAGAGCATCACGCGCCTGCTGGAGCAGGTTCAGGCGCATCGGCGCATCCGCTGCGGAGTTGTGCAGTTCCTGCGCGGCCGCATTGGACGATGAACCTTGTGCAGTCAGCGCAGATTGCTGTCCGGGGCCGAGTGACGAGAGGGTGCCCGGTGCGCCACCCGCGGCGCCGCCGCTTGCATAGCGCCCGGTATAGTCGCCGCCAGATGGTGAAGGTTGACCGCTCGGGACGGCTCCATTCATCATCTGCAGCCATTGAGCCGTCGTTACCTGTCGCTGCGAACCGTCTGGCATGGTGATCGTCTTCGGTGCCGCAAGTTCTGCTTGCGTCATGCCTTTGCCGACGAACGTGTTCGGCGTCATCTCGCCGGTAAGCGGATTCTGACTCATGAAAGCCGTGCCGAGGCCCGTGTCGACTGGCACGACCTTTGGCATCATTGCCTGGATCTTTGCTTCGCCCGAAAGAGAGTTCAGCAAATGGTTCGTGACCCAAGCTTTCTGTTGCGAAGGGTCTCCGGGGATGCTTTTCAGTTCGCGGATCGCCATGTCCTGCGGAAGAACGCCATTCTGGACTAAGCCGACGATCTGCTGTGCAATGTTTTGCGACATGTCTGTCTTGCCCAGATTCGGATCAAGTGCAACCGAGCCGATCGTACCGCGCAGCTGTTGCTGCTGTTTTAGCGCCTGCTCCAGCTTGCCCGTGTCGTACTGCAGCTGGGAATTGCGTTGCTGCGCAATCTGGCCCATGAACTCGGGCAGGAATGCGCCAGCGCCATTCTGGCTCGCTAGCGCCTGGAGCTTGCCGAAGTCAACTTCACCCGTGTTCGGGTCGACCGACTGGCGATAGGCGTCAGAAATGGTCTGATTCGCGTTCAGACGCATTTGATTCTGCCGCAGACCCTGGAGGGTCGCGGCGGTCTGGATCGGCTGCTGGAGGGCCGCAAAAGGGCTTTGTTGTTGCACTTGCAGCGGGATAGATGGATCAAGCGGCATATCAGCCTCCCATGCTGAATTGGTTCATCGCCGGCATCTGAAGACCAGGCAGACTTGATTCCGGCACGTATACGCCAGTCGCACTTGGGGCATTCCCCTGCAACATCGAATAGAGCATCCCAGCCCCGCCCAGGCTAGATAAGCCGCCGCTCAAGGCGTTTGCCGCCCCCATTCGGCCGGCCGCTTGGGCGTTCGCACCGCTCGTGATGTTGTTGCCAATATTCGAAGCTGTTTGCAGCCCAGCATTGCCGACACCGGCCGCGGCGTTCTGGCCCAGACCAACAAGGCCAGCCGCGCGGTTGTACTGGTCCGCCGCTTGTCCGTAGTTCGTATTGAAGTTCTGCAGCGCGTTCTGGTACTGCTGCTGGAACGTCTGACTTGCAAGTCCCGTGTTGTATGCGTCAAGGCCTTTCAACTGTGCTCCGGACAGACTTAGACCCTTGGCCGCCATGGCGTTGTCGAGGGCCTTGTTGCCCTGCTGCTGTGTGAACTGGTAGCCCGGCGTTTGCTCCAGCTGTTCCATCGTCGGATTGAACGAGAAGGGCGTGTTCAGTCGCGATCCACCAAGCATCTGCTGAAGCTGCGGGATCGTCGACGAGCCAAGCTGCATGTACGGCGCAAGGTTCTGCTGCATCTGCTGGAACTGCTGCATTTGCAGGTCAGACGCGCGGTTTGCGGCGTCCGATTGCTTATTTGCGGCGCTTCTGGAAGCATCGGCAGAAATAGCCGCACCCGCCAAACCTGCTCCTGCCACTGCTGCTGCGACGCACATAATTAACCTCTCTTGATATCTTTGATTTTGAGTTCCATTACAACGTCATCAGCGATATAGCCGCGGCGCTTAAGGATCTCGAACATCTTTCCGGTCATCGTGACAGGCCAGCCGATGATGCTGATTCCACGTTGTCTGAGTACGTCTTCAATTTCAGAGATGAAGCGGGACATGGAGCGCCGGAAATCCGGTTGCACATAGAATGTGTCCACGTTCCCGCACAGTTCCGTCTTCAGGTGCAAGCTCTTGTACAGGATCAGCAACGCATATCCGCGCAGTACCTTTTCATCGTCACGCAAGGTCATCGCGATAAGCGATTGGTGATTGGCGAGATACAGGTACTGATCAATGTCGGGATCGATCTCAAGCCCGCGCTGACCGTGGTATGCGCATGTGTCTTGCTTGATCTCCGAACATTCATCCCAGCTCTGTTGGCCAAGTGGGACAATCTCGTTCGCGAGTTCGCGCGTGAAAGCTTCGATTGAAATAGTCGCCATGGTCAGACGATCTCCACGCCGTCAATCGCAGCGGTAATCGTGGCATTTGCTCCCGCCTGCATCCGGATCATCGTCCCAGCCGGCATGGTCTTGCCGGCCAGCTCCGGAGCCACGTAGGTTTGGCCGGCGGAGAGTACCGTGTTCTGCGGATCGATCACTCGATTCGACGCGCTCGATGCCCCAGCGGCCGGAACGATGTTCGCTGTGATCGTCACCGCGCCAGCGCTGGTATTGGTGAAGGTCGCACGCTTGATGACGCCGGTCGTATTCGCCGGCACCGTGTAATAAAGTGCGTCCGCATTCGTCAACTGCTGCGGGGCGACCATCTGCTTTGCTGTGATTGTCATGACAGTCCTTTTTCCAATGTCTTAATGCGTTCGGCCAGCCCGCGAGAGATGAACAGGCCTAATTCGTCGTAGCGGAATGAGTATCGATCGCCGGCCGGGATAACTTCGGTTAGCGCAGGGCTGATAACCACCTCACGCATCAGCGGATCACCGTTTTCACCCAGCGTCCCCGTGTCTTCAAACTCGACGACGGGCTCGTGCTGCTTGATCTCTTCCGCCCAGTTGTCGTGACAAATGAATCCGTAGCGCATCGGATCCAGGCCATGCGCCTGCATGATCTCGATCGCCCTTTGCACGGTCATGCCGATGTGATGGCGCGCCGCATCGCCTTTCAGTGCCACGGCCGAGAGGAATTGATAGGTTCCGATCTCGTTTGACAGTTCCATGGCCGCAGCTACCTCTGCATCGGTCAGTGCAGAAACTGGCGTCTTTTCACGCGCATCGGACGTGTTGATTGCACCCGTAGCCGCATAGATCACGCTCCAGCGCTTTGACGGAGTGCCCCATGTTTGCGTGTTATCAGCGCCGGCCGAGCCATTTCCGTTACTGTCGAAGTAACAGACCTCGGAGAAATTGCTGCTATTCGCGCGAGTGTCGAATGCCAGACCGCCGCCATAGTCACCATTCGTGCCATTATTTTTTACACCACGTACACGCGCATATGTCGCAAATGCTGAGGATAGGAACTTGCTGCCCAAGACTAAAGCAGCACCAGCGGACGCTGTATTCGTGTTTGCATATAGAGCCAGCGTGCCACCATCGGCATCGGAACTTGTCAGTCCAGTGCCGTATACCTCCTGCGTTGGGGCCACACCGCCATAGCCGGACGCTGTCGTTGCGCCGACTAATACCTTCCCGGTAGTTACCGTGACAGAAGTAAATGCCCCCGAATTCTGGGAAGTTGCTCCGACTGTGGTCCCATCAACAGAGCCGCCCTTGATCTTCACACTGGAGGCGTCCTGATAAGCCATAGAGCGGATAGGATCGAGGGGGGTCATCCCGTCGATAACGATATCGTTGACCGCTTGGCGCAGCTTCTTTGCCACGTCCTGAGCCTCGTCCAGAATCAGCGACAGATCGACGATCTTGGAAATCAAGCCTGCCTGCTGCGACGTGATCCCGTCATCCATAACGAGCATGCGGATTAGCGCATTGGCATCGTTGAGCGCCGTCGAGAGTTTTGAGATATCCGGCGATTCGGCAGCCAATTGAACGGCAGTATTTGTCTCAGTCAGGTCGTCAATTGCGGATTGCAAATCTGCCGAAACAGAATCCGGGGCTATATCAATATCGCCCACTCGGAGATCGCTTGGAGACGAGCCTTGTCCGTTCCCGGTTCTGCGCCATAACTGCACAAAGAACTGGAACCATATTGGATTTGCGCGCCCATCTGCGGTCGACAGTGGAACGTTGATGAGCGGGATATCGGTCTGCAGATTGCTCATTGGTTGTTCGACTCCGCTTGTACCCATGCCCCGAGAAGCGCCGTTTTCACTGGCGCCGACCAGGACAACTCAAACACGCGATCGCGCGCCATGCCCAGGCGCTGATATTGGAGGGACGTCAGGTATTCACCTTCGAGTCCCAGTGTCGTGCTGATGGCGTTTCCCCACGTCTTGCCGCGGGTGTCACTCCAGCGCAGGAAGATCGGAACAGGTCCGTACGAGCCGTCACCGTTCCCGGCTTCCATGTTCGCAATGAACTCGCGATACCGAATCCGGTCCGAGTTGTCGTCGGTCGAGTGTGCGAACGACCGGATGCGCGGGATTGGATTGCCGTTGTCCGTGTACGTGTTCAAATCCCAGGCGTACAGGTTCCCGTTCTGCCAGTCACCGACGACGGCCGTGCTGTAGATCGATGCGTAGCAGTTCACGCGGCTGCGGTTCTCGTTTCCGTTCGCATCGAGCCAAATGAGTTCGTTCCACTGGCCGGTACTCAAGTCGTACTGCCACGTCTTATTCGCCGTTGGGAAGTTCAGCACATAGAAGAAGTGGCCGCCGATCTGATAGGTGAAGCCTTGCGCATCGGCGAGCGTCGAATAGCTGGCAAGTTCGTTGTCCAACGCGAACGTCGATACCTTCTGGGCCGTGAACTGGTTCGTCCGGCACACGATGGCTCGTCCTTGCGCCGATTCCGCCAACCATAGGAATTCGCCATCCATCTGTGCGATCGTTGCGGCGGCCATGCAGCCGTACTGCATGAAGACGCCAGGCATGCGCTCGAACGCGAAGGTCGTGTCGCCGGCGTCAAACCAGATTTCCGTCGTCGTCGCACCGAAGAGGTACAGGTAACGACGCGAGACCCCAAGGCCGATCAGCTTGTCCGAATATCCCGACTTCGACGCAAAGTCGGTCGCATCGAACTTCACTTGGTTCGCCAGCGAAATGTAAAACTGCTGCGTATTCGGATTGTTCAGGATGAAGAATCCATCCATGAAGTCAATCGTATTGCCCCCCAAAAATGCAGGGTCGGAAACCGTTGCGAACGCATTGCTCGCGAGGGTGATCGAGTATCCATGCGTTGAGCCATCGACGATCAGTGCGTAGTTTCCGTTATCCGTCACAGAAACGGGACCACTCGTCGTCTGCAGGTCTCCCAGCTTTGTCGCTGCCCAAGCCGGCGAGATTGCGTAGACAGACGAGCCGCATACTCCGTACAACTGGTTGTTCGACGCAGCCCACAGACCACGCCATCCGCTCCCGGTTGTAGGTGTCACGGAGGTCAACAATTTGAGGCCGGGCGTTGGGTAGTACGTGAACGGGAAGGGCGAGCCCTCCGGGTTCTTCTCCGGGTACAGGTTCACGCATCGCTGGGCCGCGGCAATGATGCTGCGAGCCTCGTAGGCGCCGACAGTGAGCGCGAAGCGAGCCATTAGGTCACGCCCCCGATGTAGTAGTCCCCGTAAATATTAAAGGTACCGGCCGCTTTCTTGAGCGCCGTCGGCATCTGCAACAGCGGGATCTGCGCGTTCGCTTCTTCGATGATCCTCAGCGACGCTTCCGCCTTCTTTTCAGCGCGCGGATTCTCCGGAAGGCCGTACATCACACCCAGTTCCAACACGAGATTCCACATCAGGGCTGCGTTGTACTCAGGCGGAAGCGTGATCGTGTCGTTGATCGTCGCGAACTGCTGCAACGTCTGCATCACAGTCAGGAAGATCGTGTACTGGTTGTTCGGGATCGGCCACGGATAGACAGTGCCCATCGGGACGCCCGGATCGTAGTAGATCACCTGCGGGAACGAGTTCAGCGTCTTGATCGAGATGCGGTTGTAGTCCTCCATAGACCGCAGGACGGTGAACGGGTAGTCCACGGGCAGCGGTGTGTTCTGGTTCTGCCGGAAGTACGCCGACTCCAGTTTCGCCGGCCGCGGGATGTCGAAGTCGCCGCCCGGGCCGACCGTGTATGATTGCGCTCCCGTGGCCTGCTTCGAGACAGTCACCAGCTGGTAGATCATGTAACGGCGCCGCTGGAGCTGCGCCATCATCATGTTGAGGAGGTTGAACGCATCGTTCATGTCCTCCGCACTGGCGGTTTGGCCGACACCAACCACGTTCGCGGTTTTTAGTGCGAGCGTGATCAGGTCGGATGGCGTGGTCGGAAGCGGAACAGTCATGATTACCCCAGGTATTCCAGCTTGATGTGGATGGAATACTTCATGGCGCCCGCCGTGCCGGACGCATAGCTAGAGGTTTGATACGTGATGTTCGTGCTAGCCTTCGCGTAGAAGACCTGAACCCCTTGACCAAAGGCGCCGGCAGAATTTGCCGTATTTGTGCTGGTTACAGTGTTTGCTAACAGGGCAACCCCGCTGTCTTTATCGGTCCAACCGATACCGACACTGGGCAATGTCGAGGAGGCGGCGTCCGCCGTAGTAACGACCGCGTAGCACGTAGCGCGATACATGCCGGCGCCGCTTGCTGGCACCGCATACAGGGTCGCCGAACCCACGTTCGCGCTTTGATTGACGAGATCGGCTGCGGCAGGCTCTACCGGGATACCATTGGCGACGAGCGGAATGCCCGAGTATTGACTCAGCGGGTTCGTAATCTTGGCGACGGTAGGATTGGGAAGGGTGCCCGTCAAATCTCCGCCGACGTTCCCGACATTGCTTGCAGCTGCACCGGATGCCATTTTCGCGGACGTGATTGCACCTGCGCTCACAGTCGGATTCGGATAGCTGCCCGTAAGGTCGCCGCCAGCGGTTCCGGACGGCGGCGCGGAGACCCCAACCAAAGTTACACCGCTGATCGTGCCGCCGCTAATGCTCACGCCATCGGAGCGCTCGCTGCTCAGCGACTGGTAGTCAGTCGGCGCAGTCGTGCCAAGATCGACGAAGGTCGTCGGCGAAAAATAGTGGCCTCCCTGGACGTAGTAGATGCCTTTCTGCGTGCTCAGGATCGAATAAGCCGCACTATTGTTAAACGTCGCCATCACTCACCCCGCGCTTCTTTGATCATCTGCACGAGCTTTTCCTCACCCGTGCGGTGATGCGGGTTCAGCCCCAGCGAACGGGCCTCCTCGAAAAGAGCCTCACGACCTGGTGTCTCTTCCGGACCGATCGCCGCGGCTTCTTCCTCGGCGTTATGAACGAGGATGCGCTCGCCGTTCGCCAGCTCAACCCACTTCGGGAACTCGCGGTAGACGTACTCCGCGGTGAAATTTCGCATGTTCGGATGCATCGCTTCCTCACTCAGTGTTTAAAAAAGGGCCGGCCGAAACCGGCCCAAGAACCGCAGGGGAAAGCGTTACAGCACGTCCGGTACGATGACTGCCCACTCCGGACGGATCGCAGCGAAGCCGTACAGGATGTCCATACGGGTGATGAGGTTGTCGCTCATCACGTCATACGCGGTGATCATCCGCATTGCGACACCATCGAACTCCGCACGGGCCGACTCGACCACGCCCGACGTCGGCATGACCAGATCGGCGGTAGCCAGGGTGAAGGCTTCGGGGTAGTAGGCGAGGTTCTGGCGGTACTTCGAACCTGCGGTCATCACGAGCGCCAGTGCTGCACCGTTGGCCGGCGAAGCGGTGACGGTGTTGAACGCGGCCGGGGCCGGCACGATCGACGGGTAGATCGGAATGGACGTCGCACCCGAGGCCACGTCGGCGGTCACGACGAACTGTTGCAGCGAGCCCAGATCATCGCCGGTCAGGCGATTGATCGCATTGACGCCCACAATGGTGATAATGTCGCCTTGCTTCAGCGTGCCGGTGATGGCGTTGACGGTCAGCGTGTTGCCGGTTTGGCCGGCGCCGTTGACGGTACCTGCGGTGAACGTACCGACCGTGTGAACCTTGGTAGTCTGGTCCATCATCCAGTCAAAGCCCAGCGTGTCGGTCGTGATCATGCCCGACTCGTACTGCTCGCTGATCTTGCGTTGCGGGTTGAACAGGCCAGTCAGCGAGCCCACCGTGCGCGCTTGGGTCAGCGGATCCATGATGATCTTGCGATCCATGCGCGGCGACAGGGTTTGGTCCAGAATCGCGCCAGCCGACAGCCATGTCGTGGCATCCGGCGACACGAGGTTGCCGCCGCTGATTTTCGGCGCGATGTTGGATGCAGCGTTGGCCACATTCATCAGGTCCGAAGCCACCGATGCGGCCAGACGGTTCACAGCCGGCGCCAGGATGCGTTCGCTGTAGTCGTCGAGAGACATCGTGCGCTCGGCCGTGCCGAACGAAACCGGCACGTTCTTTTGCGTCGCGACGGTCAGCGTAGTGTTCTGCTCGTTGGTGCCTTGCGGGGTAATCGCCGGACCCGTGTTGACGACGTAGTCGTTCGGCAGGCGGATGCGCAGGGTGTTACCGATCTTCGCGCCGTCACGTGCGAATTGGTCGTCGTACTGCTTGTTGACGGTGCGGAGGAAAGCGTTCGTCTGCGTGAACAGGCGCACCGCCTCGTTGGTGATCATATTAATGGTAAGCAGGCTGTTAGCCATGTCTATCTCCGTAAAGGCAAAGAAAAATGCGATTGCTCGCGTTTCGTCCCTGCCCTGCGGAGACTGCTTAACGGGCCATACGACAATTAACGGCTTGCCTCTGCCTGCTTACCCCGCTTGCGCGGTGAGTACTGCGGTGCTTCTTATCGACGCTTGCGCGCCTGTTCGTTACGCCACTTGAACCATTCTTTCGAGCCGACGGCCGGCTCGACCTGATCGGATGCCGACGAACCGCCCTCGATGTGCTGCACTGGCGCGGGGGCCCTCGACACCTGCTTGGTCAGTGCCTTAGTGGCCTTGTCGGCGAGCTTCGTCATCTCGATGCCCATCTGGATGGGGCTCAAGCCGCTGATACGGATCGCTTCGTCCAGGTTGTCGTGCTTGCCGAGCCATGCGACGACCTTTTCGGCGTTCGGAACTTCTGCGATCACCCTCAGGAACTCAGGACCGCCTACACCAGCGGCGTTCAGATTAGCCACTGCGGCATCGAACTCCTGACCGAACTCCTTGCGGCCGGCCGTCTCGATCTGCGCCAGGCGCTCGCGCTCGCGTTCCTGTGCACGCATGTTCTCAGCGTAGGCACGGGCCAGTTGGTCGACGTTCTGCTGCGGTGCCGGCGCCCCCTGAGCGTCTTGGCTAGGATTGGCCTGCGCACGTTCTGCGATCTCACGCCAGCGCGCAGCTTCTGCTTCGGCCTCGCGACGTTTTGCCGTGATTTCAGCCATGCGGCGCATGACCCATTCGGGCGGTTCCTGCTTGGTCTCCTGCTGTTGCTCGACCTGCGGCGCTTCCTGTTGCTGGACTGGCTGCGCCTGCTCTTGCGGTTCTTGCTGTGTGATGACTTCGTCTTCCATTTAGGCTCCCTGGTTGGCTTCGAGTGGTGCAAGCACGGTCTCCATACCCGCCGCGTACGCAGCGTCCGGGTCCATGCGGTCTTGTGATAGGTTTTTCGCCGGGTTCGGCGCGGTCAGCATCTCTTGGATGGTCTTGCGCACGATGGCGGAGGTCTGCTCCGGGTCAAGCGCCGCCAAGAGTGCTTTCATGCGGTCTGTCTCGGCCTTGAACGACTGCACGAGGGTTTCGCGGTCATTCTCCATGCGCAGAGCGAGATGGTTCAGCGCGTCCATGTCCAGGCGCTGCTTCTCCATCTCCTGCGCCTTCGTCTTGTCCTGCAGCTCTTGCTGAAGTTGGTGAATGACCTGGATGGCTTGCTGCAGCTGCTGTTGAAGCTGTTGCTCCTGCGGCGACGGGCCTTCGCCGATCGCGCCCGGGTTGATGGCCTTGATCCAGTTACGCATGCGCTCTTGCAGCTTGTCGGCGGCCGGGAAGTCTGCATTGCCCATGTACAGGTCGCCAATGACCTGCGCTAGCTCGGGAGCGGAGGCGAGCAACTGCGTCATGGCGTTGAAGGCATCTTCGCGGCGCGTCTCGAAGTTCGGGCCGGCTTTCGCGACAACGTCGTACTTGCCGACGTTCGGGTTGAAGATGGCCGTGACCTTGGCCTCTCCGTCGTCCTTGTTCTGCTGGAGCGCGGTCTGCTGCGTCGGATCAATCTGGATCTGCTGCTCATCGCCGTTCTCGGCCAGGATGCGGATGATGCGCTTCGTGTCGTAGATCTTCGGAATGAGGTCAATGAGCTGCTTGCCAGTGAAGCGGATGGCCTTAGCTTCCTTGTCCTTGAAGTGGAACGTGACGCGCGAACCTTGTTTCTGCCGGCGCTCGATCGACACGCCCGAAATCTCATTCCCCTGCTCGCTGAACGTGGCCTCATACTGGCCCGATGCCATCATCAATTCACGCTCGGCGGTCTGCATCCCGTCCATGTACACAGGCGCCGTGGACGGCGGCTCCTGACGCTGCGGCGATGGGATCGGATTGCCGTTCTCGTCAGCGTGGTTGTAGGGCAGGAACGCGTGATTCTGCGTGTTCGCGGTGGCCCAGTAGTTCTCAAGGCCTTCGATTGCCTCAACAGGCGCCATATACGGCGACTTGCTTTGCAGGGCTCCGAACTCCAACGCGGCAGAGGCGTTGTAATTGTAGGCACGCTGGGCGTCCTTCAGGTAGCGCACGAGCCCCTTGCGATCCAAGCGGCCCTCCATCACGACTTCTTCGCCCGGCACGCGGATGATTGGGATGTACTTGCCTGCCCAGGTGCTGGACTCGGCGATCTCATCGCCCACGATCAGGTAATGCTTCACGGTGCGCTTGTCGACGCGGCGACGCTGTGCATTGCCGGCGTCATAGGCCGCTTTGAGCATCGCGCGCGCTTCCTGCGGGATGTCCGATTCGCGGACGTATTCAACGCCGCTGTCGCCCTCGATGGCGTACAGCCATTCTTTCGACTCGACGACCTCGTAATACTCGGCCACGCGGACGGTGTCACGGCGATTCCACGATAGCGCCCCATCACCAAACGTCTGGTTCTTCAGGATAGTGCCAAACTTGGCCTCAGCCTTATCGCGCGGCATGTCGTCGAAGATGAAGCCGAAGCGGGCATCAGAGCCGTCCTCGTTCTTGATGTGCGGATCGAGGTAGACGGACAGCGGGTCCGGCACCTGACGGATGTAGATTTCCTGATCGAAGCTGTCCTCGTCCGCGTAGTCGGTGACGATGCGCCAGTAGCCGATGCCGCCGCCCACCTGGAACTCTCGTGCGCGGTCGTAGGCCGTCTGCGCGTCCGAGATGTACTCGATGTGGCGGACAATGCCCTCGATGATCTGCGCGGCCTCGTAGGTAGCCTGATCGCCAGTCGGGTGCACGACGACAGACGGCTTGTTTTCCTTGCCCTCATTGACCACGTGCAGCCAGTGCGTGTGCGTCTTGTTGATCGTGACCATCGGCTGGTCTTGGATCTGGCGACGTGCACGCACCGCAGCATTCCATTGTTCCTGGTTGTCTGAGTCAGCGTACAGGAAGCGAATGTCGTCCTTGAAGCGCTGGCGTGCGTCCTGCTCCCACTCTACGCAAACACGGAACCTCTGATGGGCCCGAGCGATGATATCCTTTGCACGTTCGGCCATTACATCCAGCTCCCACCGACGTAGCGGCTAGTGTTGAGGGGACGACGCGGCGTCGTCTGCAGGTTGCGTGTTTCTTTCTTCGGCTCCTTCAGTGCGATGGCCATGTAGCGGAACGCATCCGAACCGTGCGAGGACCAGTCGTGCATCGGCTGATCGCTGTACTCTTTCGTGTCAGGATCGACGTCGTAGCGATAGTGGCGCAGGGCGTTGAGGCCGTCCGCACACTTGTCCTCGTCGAACCAGACGTTCGGGAAGATGGTCCGTGCCGCGCCAATGCCGGTCGACAGCGATACTTTCGGCACGATCTTGACCTTGAAGCCGGCCGCACGCATCTGCTGGGCAATCGTTCGTTCCGACGCCAGAAGTTCGTTCTCTGCGTCGTGCGGCAGCCAGCAGTCGCCATACACGTACTGGCGCGATTGAAGCTCTTTCATGTAATGGCCGATGGCCTCACCCGAGTTCTCGTAGTAGTCGATGACGCGGAACTCAAACGGTGCGAGCTGGCAGAACCAGATGGCCGTCTTATCTGCGCGGCCCAGGTCCCAGAACGTATGCACTGGCTTGGATGGGTCGTACGGAACACGGGTGATGTGCCCCTGAGCCTCGGCTTCGCGCAGCTCTTTCGCGTACACGGCGCCATCCATGATCTTGCGGGTGAACCCCAGCCAGATATGGTTGTAAGCGTCCGGGTCGGTAGCTTTAGAGTGTTCCATTTCAGCGCGCAGCGTGTCAGGCAGCCAAGGGTTATCGAAATAATCAACCTTCACCACGATTGCATTGGGCGGAGGATTCTTCACAAAACGCACATACGTGTCGTCCGAGTCCAATTCGGGGTTGAACGACACCCAAATCTCTGAGCCTTCTTTGCGGATGGTAGGAATCAGCGTTTCCCAGGATCGGCGGGAAACCGTTGCTGCTTCTTCCACCCACACAATATCGACGCCCTCGAACGACTTGATCTTGTTGACGTTGTTCTTCAGGCCGCCAAATGCAATCTCAGTGCCGTTGATGCCGTAAATGGACTGCTGTTGAACCTCGTAAAAGCTCGCCAGTCCAAGCGCCTCAATTTGATCCGACAGCAACTTGTGCACAGAATCGCGAATCGAGTCCTGAATCTCGCGCGCGCACAGAATGCGCAGCTTCTTACTCGCGCCCTGAAGCAGTAATGCCCGAGCAATCGCCCAGGACTTTGCACCGCCTCGCCCCCCGTAAAACACCTTGTACCTCTGAGGCACAAAGAGGGGCTGGAACTTTTCAGGAAACTCAATATTCACGGCTTCTTGAATACGACTGTCATCGTCAAATCGTGCTGCAGGGGCTTGCCATCAGCCCCGGTGTGTTCGTTCGTTACTTTGTCGCGCCATTCATCCTTGCGGCGGTTCTTCAGCCAGAAAATGGCGGCGGTCGTATCAGGCGGGTAATGCTTGGTGATCGGCGTTTCCACAATCTGGCCTTCAATCACCCTGATATCGACGTCGTCATGCTCATAGCCAATCGCACGGGCAAATAGGCTGCGCTCCACCCGATCATCCGCTTCGTCCTTGCCGCTTTTTAGGGCCTGTAGAAACTCATCGCTTTCGAGCTTCCAGTTATTGAGCGTCTTCTCTGATACCTCGAAGAAGGAAGCTAATTCACGGTCAGTTGCGCCGAGCTTGCACAACTTGCGTGCCTGCTCGACGTACTCCGGCTTGAACTTCGACGGACGACCCATGCGTTACTTCTTCTTCCCTTTACCCAGCACGCGATCCGCTTTCGCGTCGATCTTGGCCTTTGTGCTTTCGCTGATCTTGCCCTTATGCTCCATTTCGCTTGCGCGAGCCTTGGCATTGCGCGCGTGCGATTTATCGGGCATCGGGTATTTGCGCTCACCCGGCATGCCGAATTCGGACTTCGGCAGCTTGTTGCGCGTCTTTGCTTTGAGTTCAGCCATGATGTTCTTTTCGATTAGAGCAATAAAAAGATGGGCAAACGTGGGCCGTGTATTTCTCAACTACTGAACGCGGCATCCGCTCGGCCAAACCCGATTTGAATTGCTGCACAATAGGCTGGATGAATTTATCGCAGAAGTCATCCATGCTGAGCGCGAGATCTTGGTGTTTAAAGCTTCGGCCATGAACTCCAAGTCCGTCCGCCCACCACAACATCTTGAATTCATCTGAGCCAATGTCGTAATACCGCACGACGCAGCACTCATTACTCTCGCCCATGAGGGACGAGAAATCGCCCAGGATCATGGACGGAGTGATGAGGCAATTAGCCATGATCAGGCCGGCGCAGCAACCCGGTTAGCGCGGATCGTGCCATATGCCGTCATAGTCGATACCGTGAACGTTGCCTGAGCCACCAGATAGACCGTGGTGGTCTTCGTGATCGAGAGGCGCACAGCCGGAACTTCCAGAGCCATCACGCCAGCCGGGACCGACGCGGCTTGGTTCCATGCCATCGTGGGGTCAGTGCCCAGGCCGTTGCCGCCAGTCTGGCCGGACAGTGTTGCACTGGTCAGAGATACGCTTGCGGTAACATTCGTGACGCTGGTAGTCGCGGCCGGATTGAAATCGAGAACACCCGAGATATCCCAGTCGCCAGGGGACAGAGTAATCGAGGTGACATTTGCCGGCGTCGCTGTCGTCAGGGAGACAGCCGAGCCGGATGGAATGGAAGAGGTGACGAGGGTGCCGAGATCAGAAGCAGCAACGCCGAAGTATTTGGTCATGGCGCCTCCTTATTTGCCCAGACCACGATCTTTCGGAGCGCGAATGCCGTTGATTCGTACCGGCTCCGGCTTCGGACCGCTCGGCGGAGTGCCGCCGTGGAACGTGCCCGCTTTTGCATCGCGCGATTCGCGGGCGCAGCTGGCCGCGTATTTGGGATTGCCTTCTTGACCTTTACCAAGACCGCTCATGATCGCTCCATTAAAACGAGATTAAGGCGCAATGGCCCGCAGTTTTAATGGTAGTGATCGAGGGAAATGAGCGCTAGAAATGAATTGTCATGACATTGAATTCCCCCAGATAGAGAAAGCCAACTGCTCATGAATCCATCGCAGCCGCGCCGAAAACATCTGCCGCGACATGCGCAGTTGGGCGGCCTTGGTCTTCTGCGGGCGCGGGTCGCAGTACTCGAGTTCGATCACGCGCGCGGAGTCCGGAGCCAGGCGTCTAATCTCTTCGCTGACGCGCTGCAGGTCCGGAGGCAGATTGCCAGCCGATGCGATGCGATGCGCGGCCCATTGCGAGAGTAGCTTTCGGATCGGAGGCGTCACGGCGGGGCCTCCTTGTTCGGACGATCGACCATGCCAGCGCGGATGCAACGGCCTACGGCTATGCCTACGATTAGTGATAGGGGGAGCCAGAGGAGGAGGGTGGTCATGGGGTCTCCCTCGCGGCCTTCGAAATCTCATCAGCCGCCCATTCCAAGCTTTCGTCCGCAATCGGCGCCCCGCACATGACGCCGAATACGATAGCTACTGAAAGTTCATCGACACCAAGATCGTGAGCGGCTTGCTTAATGTCGGCCATGAAGGATGTGACCACTTCATCAATCGTCATGATCCTGTTCATTCGGTTTTCTCCTTCAACGCGCGCAGCTGCGCCTTGAAATCAGCCTTCATGGCGATGAGGCCGTCGATAGTCCAGTCGCCACCAGTCTGATCGGCTTCAAGTTCCTCGACGGCCTGCAGGCCGATGCGGCTGATCAAGCCGATGCGGTAGTCGGCCGCGTTGCCGGCGCGGTAGCGGTTGCATTTCTTGCACTGTCCGTGCGCGTTGCGGAAGTCGAAGCGCAGATGTGGCGCGCTGCCGCGACTGCGGTAGTGGCCGCAGTCGTAGCCGCCGCCGGGCTGGTCGGCCAGCGTGGCGAGGACGGTCGAGCAGCTGATGCACGTCTCATTGCGGTCGCGGAAGCGCACCAGTGAGTTGAATGCTGCCTGCGTCTCTGCGATGTGCTGCGATCGCGTCTTGAGCTTGGCCTTGCGCGCCTTCATCTCCTTGCGTTCCTTCTGCTCACGAAGGCGTCGCGCGAAGCTGGAAGCGCACGGCGAGCTGCACACTTGCTGTCCCATGCGTTGTTGCTTGAATGGCATACCGCAATTCGAGCACTTGCGCTCGCGGAGCGTAGTGCGCAGGGCAGTGGAACGAGTGAGGGCGGTCATTTTCCAAGCACCGCAGAGATGATCGACAGAAAGCAAAACACCACTCCAGCGCAGATGTTGACTGCTCCTGGCCTCCGCGGCGCCAGGTAGATCGCGCTCATTAGTCCACAAAATTGCCATGCCATCATTCAGGTTCTCCCGTTGTTGTTGTGCGCCCGGGACTGGCCGGGCGGGGTGGTGGTTAGGCTGGAGCCGCCCAGGCTTGAGAAGCGAGCATTTCGCGCTCGTCGTCGGTCGCATCCTCCGCAACCTTTACGAACACTGATCGCGGCGCGTATGGGAACTGGATTACGCGCATGCTGTGAAAGCCGGTGAAGCGGGAGCCGTTCGGGTCTTCAAATATGACGGCGTTGATGTCGTAAGGCTGCCCGTCGAACCGGTCTGCCTGCTTAAACACATGGCTGCAACGGTTGTTCTGGTACGCGTCAGGCCCGACCTCATTCCACTCCCAGTCTTCTCCGGTCAGCGGTGCGACCGGCTCGAACTTTGCGAGCTTCTCAAACAGGTTGATGGCATATGGCGCCGAAAAGCCAGAGTGGCCCGCTCCGTCAAAGACTGCCAGCAGTTCCAAGACGTGTTCGCAAATGAGCTTTTGCATGTCATCCTTGAACGTCCCGTCTTCATTCAGCCAGCCAGCAGCTTTGAATTCGCGCTGCGCATGTGTTTCGTAATTGCTCATATCTTCCTTTCGTTGGTCGATGCGCCTTCGCGCGAAATGGTCTCGTCAGTGCATCCCCATGCCCAGGCGCATCATGAGCATGGCGTAGTGCAGGGCTGCGATTAGTTCGAGGTGGTACTTGGTCATGATTGCTCCTTCGGTTGTTGTTCTGCCCAAGCCCTGCGCTCTTGCCTGTTCGCTGCTTCCCGCCACAGCGGACACGCCTCGTTCGTGTCGTCGTGGCGCCGGAACCTCTCGTAGCCTTCGCAGTAGCCGTGTGCTGGAGGTGCGTCGGCATGGCGGTGGAAGCGGGTGCACAGGACGCAGGGCTGGGGCGGCCGGTGGGTCATGGTTAGCTCGGCTTGACGTCCAGGGCCTCACGAGCGAACCGCGATTGAATCGGCAGCAGACATTCGCCGGCCGCCTCGCGCTCCAGTAGGCGCTTTGCCCACCCGAGCGCGTCGCCACCCCGGAAGTCCTTCACGACCGTCATCGCGCCCAGTTCCTTCAATCGCTGCGCCGCTTCCTCGCGACTCGTCTTGGTCTTGCCCGGCGCCGGCAGGGCAACCATCGGCTGCGGGATCTCGGGCCACTCGCCCTTGTCCAACTGCTCGTTCAAGGCCGCTTCCCACCGCGTTTTGATCTGGCTGTAGGTCTGCTCGCGCAGGTCGAACGACAACGGCATAGCGGCCCAGTAGATCGCCGGATGCGACCACTTGCCGTACTTGCCGTTGGCGCGATCCTGTGTACCGGCGACGGCCTCGTAGTAGGCTGCGGTGGCATCCAGCGGGCGGCGGCAAAGCTTCTTGAACTCGGGCAGCGTCGGCGGCCATTCCTTCGTGCCCAGTGCGTCCAGGCCGCGTTTGAGCTCCGCTGCGCTGTAGCCGGCCAGTTCGCGGGACCAGTGAGCGATTAGGGCATCCGTGTCTGCACCTCCCCACTGGTCCGCGAACTTCTTGCCGTACTCGAGCAGCATGCGTTCGAACAGGCGCTCGACCCAGCGCTCAGGCAGGGCGTTCGTTGAGGTCGATGATGCGATGGTCAGGCTCATGGCTCGTGGTTCCTTGGATGCGGTTCAGAAGGCGTTGCGTGTTGGCTTGCAGGGCCTGACGCGGCGATCCTCGCGGCTGGTTGGCGTGGCCTGCATTGACCTTGGCAGCGTCGGCAGACCAGCGATTCAGGATGGCGACCACGTAGGCAACGCCGATCCGCTCGCCGGGCTTGGCCTGCTTCGCCTCGGCACAGGCTGCGGCCACCGTCTGAGGCGTCACACCCTGCTCCGCAAGGGCGATCAAGCGAGGGTCGGCAGGCTGCGATTCGATGCCGGCGCGGCGCATGGCGATGCTCAGCTGGACATGCAGATCCGGGTCGTCGTCAGCGCGCGCAGCCGGCGTTTGCTCGCCCAACTCCGGTTGAGTAGCTGCGCTGTATCCCGTCGAGGTTTCAGGAATCGGAGAATCAGGAATCGGAGAATCAGCCGGATTTGCACTGTGTTCGCACGGTGCTTGCACTGTGTTCGCACCGTGCCCACCTTCTGGTGGTATCGAAGACGGCTTCTCATCCCTGTGGGGATTCTGGTGCTTCCTGAATGCGAGCACCTGGATATAACGTGCTCCGTCGACTTCATAACGCTTGAGGAAGCCGGATTTCTGCAGGCTGGACAGTGCTTCGTCGACGTCGATCTCGTCGGCCGGGAACAGGTGCATCTTGATCCGCTTGGGCTTGTCCTCGAGGCGCCCTTCGCGGTCAGCCAGGGTCCACAGGCCGATAAACAGTAACCGGGTAGAGAAGGGCAGTTCGACCAATTCTTCGTTGGTGAAGAAGCCGGGTTTGATGTTGCGAGCACGTGCCACGTCAGTGCTCCCTACGCAGAATCTTCATGGCGCGAGCGCGGCCGGTGCGCTGGATGTAGCCCTTACGCTCCATCAAGGCGAGCATGCTTACGATCGAGTTTTGCGACGAGACGAGCATGTGCTCCATCATCTCGGCCTGGGAAGGCTGAGAGCCGGTCTCCGCAAGGTGTTTGACGATGAAGTCGTACAACTCTTTCTGACGTGCAGTGAGGCCGTTCATGCTGCCTCCCGATACACGTTGCCCTCAGCCAGGCGCTTATAGATCGTGTTCATCGCCGCGGTCACTTCCCAGCGCTTGGCTATGGCCATCTGCTGATCGTGGATCTGGAGCGCAGTTTCGATGTCGCGCAGGGCTTCGCCATCCAGGCGGAAGTTTCCTGATTTGGCGCTGCGGATCTTGGCGCGGAAGCAGCCGTCGAGGGCCAGGACCAGCTGCTGTTCGTACTCGGCGCCGATGCCCTTCTCGCACAGGACGAGGGCGACATTCAGCGCGCAGGCGACGCAGGACCACGATTCCTCATTTGCATCACCAGTGCGCAGGTTTTCAAACGAGAGCCAGTAGGCGACGCCTAAGTCGGTCGTTTGATCTTCGGTCAGGGTAGATGCGTTCTCGCCGCGTGCGTGGCACATGGCGATTGCAACGAGGCCGCCATGCTGCGCGACAGGCTTCGGGCGGTATTGTTTGCGGGGTTTCTTCGACTTGCTCATGCGGCCACCTTCGGAGCAGGGCCGAACAGCGCCGCAACCAGGTCATCGCGACGGTTGATGGGCGTGAACTGGCGGACGATTCGTTGCTTCGGCATCGCCCCGGGGATGCGGCATTCGGCAGAATCGACTTTATAGGTCGAGCCGACTTTGACGGGGCCGTCATGCCACATGTACTGGTAGCCGGAGCCGCGATGAATTTCCTTGCGGCGACGATGCACGAGACCGTCACTCTCCATCTGTTCGAGGTACTTGCTGACACAGGAACGGGAGAGTCCGGTGAGCGTCCGAAGTTCTTCGTTCGAACGCGGAGCGAGTTTCAGAAGTGCCGAAATTGTTTCGGATGTGAGGATGCGTTTCCTGCTCATGGCGGGCTCCCGGCTCCGATGGCGAATTTGACGATCTCACGAGCGTGTACCGCGGCACGACGCTCCGTCCAACCCTTACGCCAGTCGGCGACGGCCGGCGCATTGGGGTTCATGTGGTGATCGTCGATACCGGCTCCACGGTCGAACGCGTCAGCGCCGCGTTCTCGCATGATTTCAGGAGTTACGGGGCGAATGGAGTGGTCCACTATGGCCTCCCGCCCGCGTCAGATGCGTCCCTCAACTGCTGGTTGACCAGCTTGTACGCATCAGCTTTACGCTCGTCCTGATCTGCCTTGTCAATGCAGCGGACGACGAATTGCCAAACCCATACGCGCCGCTCGGGCGAGTACTTTGGCAGTTTTGTTTGCGGTTGTTCGTTCATTCAATCCTCAGTGTTCAGGAACGCATGTAGGCAGTCGGGCGCATCGTACGGCTCGGGGCGAACTTGGCCAGTCGCTGGCCAATACTGGGCCTACTCGACGCTCGGCTCGCTGGCTTACCATTCCGGCAGCTGAGCCACGAATCGCGCAGCTTCTTGCTTTGCGAGACGTCTTCCGCTCGACAGTCCGCCGAGAGCAAAACGAACTCGTCGGCAGTCAGGCAGGTCTTCACGATGATGTTTCGGGCGGTCTTCATGGGTGCTTCTCCTTGTTGGTGGTTCTCAGTTGGGTATTTCTCGTGACTGCTGTTGCTTAGAATCTTTTTCCTAATTGCAACTTTTTGGACGAATTTAATCGACTCAGTAAGAGTCGATGGGTTACTGCGGGCGGGACACGGGTTCGGCAGGTTCGCGAGATTCGGTGTAACGAGTCGGATAGATGAGTTGCAGCTCGCTTACCTCGCCGTCAAATTCAGCGCAGATTCGCTCTGCCAGTTGGGCATTGGGGATTTGAACTCCCCGCTCGATGCGGCTTAAGTTGCCGACGTCGCTGCCCACCTTCTGAGCGAGAGCGCCTAGCGTCATGCCGCGTTTTTCACGCGCTTGTCGAAGAGGTGATTTCATGGGATTCGATGCTCCTAAGATGCGTACTACGCACTTTATCTCAGAAACGCTTGATGCGCAATACGCCTTGCGCAGTTCGCATCAAAATTCCACAATCGGACACATGACAGTTGGTGAAAAGATCAGGGCGATACGTGTCGCCAAAGAGATGACGCTCGCAGAGGTAGAGGCGCGGGCAGGCCTAACAGATGGAAACCTGTCGCGGATTGAGCGGGGGAAGCAATGGGTGAGTGAAGAGGTACTTCGAAAGATCGCTCAAGCATTACTGGTGCGCGTCGCCGACTTCTTTGATGACGACGCGCCTCCTGGTGTTCCTGCTGATTATCAGCATCCGGCAACGCAGCGGTTCCAGGAATTGCTGGGTCAAGCGGCCGATGAGGTGCGTCTACTTACTGTTTATCGTCTCGCTGACACCGCGGAACGTGCGCAGATCGACGCGGCTGTGTCCGACGTTATTGATAGGCTTGATATTGTTGCCATTCTTAACAAGCGTAAGGGCTGATCGAGACGTCTCCGGAAACCTCTTTTGCAGTTGCTTGGCATAGGACCGAAGTCTGTCACGGCCGTCTGGGTTAGTCATGCGGTATGTCTCAATCAACTCGTTGACGTCATCCATGTCTCCCTCCAAGTTCAGAACGCTAAACTACTGTACACCTATACAGTAGTTTACGCTAGGGAATATTGGTGTCATAA